ATAATCCGCCCGAGTTCAGAACGCCTACCGACATGGCAGACGCCGAGTCGCAGCTCAAGAGGCTTGCCAGGAACATGAAGAAAGCGCAGACCGAGCGCAAAGACGCGGCGGCGGCGTACTACGACATCGGCGTGAGGATTGCCGAAGAACGGATTGCAGAGCTGGATCTTGCCATCGAGCACTTCTCGAAGTGGGTCGCTTCGCAAAACCGGAAGAATCCAACCTACGCTCTCATTCATCGCCCGGTCGGCCAGTTCCACGTACCGGCCGGCTACAAAGAGTTCGGCACACACCCCGATTTCAAGTTCGGCACCGTCACCTACGACGCGCCGCTACCTCCGGCAGAGATCGAGCACTGGAGCTTGATCGATGTCTCTCGTTCAAACGAGGACATCGCCCGCGAGATCGCGGATGGGCTGATGGAGTACGCAAACGAGCAAATCGAAGATGCTCAAGATGATCCACGCGGCTTTGCTGTCGGGGTTGGGCAGTATATCGACCGCATGAGAGTTCACGCCGACCGAGCAGTGATCGCACCCCTGGTACTGGAAGTGCTCAGGGCTCGTGCCGTCCGCGAGAATCCACGCACCAATCGCTACGCGGCGGCCTGCCACGCCTGTGGCGCCCGAGTCGCCGAGGGCGCGGGCACTCTCGAAGGGCCGCCGTGGCGCACTTTCTGCGCTGCCTGCTTACCTCAGACGGCGGCACAGGCACCGGCCCCACGCCGCGCCGACTCCCGAATCCTGGCAACTCTTGGGCCTCGTAACACCGTCGAGTTCCGTTTAGAGGGACACGCGGGGGGTGCTTTCCAAGATTACCGGCGCGCGTGCGCGCCCTGTAAAGCCGTCAAGGAGGGCGATGCCTGGGTCAATCGGATCTCAATGGCCGACGCCGGCCCGGTGCTCGAAGCGATGGCCGCAATCTCGGGCCTTCAGCTCGTCGTAGACGACGAGGTAATGGGAGCACTCAAAGGGCGCGTGGTAGACGTGGGAGGGCGTCTCGACGCGGCCAAAACGCGCCTCGAGGCCGTAGAAGGGCAGCTCGCGGCGCGCGGTCATGAGCTTTACCCGTTCCAGCGCCATGGTGTCGAGTGGCTGGCTACTCAGGACGCGGCGATCCTGGCTGACGACATGGGTTTGGGAAAAACTGGGCAGGCGCTCGTGGCGGCACCACAGAACGCTCCAATCCTGGTCATTGGCCCCGCGGTAGCCAAGGGCGTGTGGATCCGTGAGGCCGCCAAGTGGCGCCCGGATCTGCATCCAATTCTTTTATCGGGCCGCACCTCGTTCCGATGGCCCAAGCCTAGCGAGATGGTAGTCACCAACTATGACATTTTGGCAGACCAGCTCCTTGCCGCCCCCCAAGGCGTCGTAGTCATTGCCGATGAGGCGCACGCGCTCAAAAACAACAAAGCCAAGCGCACTCAGCGATTTCGGCTAGTCGCGGACGCGGCCCGCGAGGCGGGCGGCGTAGTGTGGCTGCTCACTGCGACACCGCTTTTGGGCAAGCCGCCTGAGTTGTGGGCTTTGTTACAGGCAATCGACAGAATCCCGTTCTCCGGATTCTCCGAGTTCGGGCGTCTCATGGGCGGCGAGAAAGTTTACGATCGCGGCGCCAAGCGCGAAATCTGGGAGTGGGACGGCACTCCGGATCCCGAAGCCGCCGAGCGGCTCAAGTTGGTGATGCTACGGCGCATGAAAACCGAGGTGCTCACCGAGCTGCCCCCGAAACGCTACCAGACCATCGAGGTCGAGTTGGAAAAGGGGGTGCAGCGCAAGCTCACCGCTGCGCTCAAAAAGTGGGATGCGGTCGCGCGGCCCGACGAACTGCCACCCTTTGAGCAGATGAGCGCAGCCCGCGCCGACCTCGCGGCGGCCAAGATTCCGGCAATGCTGGAGCTGGTCGAAGAGTTCGAGGAGGCCGGCGAGCCGGTCGTGGTCTTTTCCGCACACCGCGCGCCGATTGATATCCTCGACGAGCGGCCGGGCTGGGCAATCATCACCGGCGACACGCCGCCCGACGTCCGCTCCCAGATCGAGGAGGCTTTCCAGCGCGGTGAGCTAAAGGGCATCGGCGCCACGATCCAGGCCGGTGGCATCGCCATCACGCTCACCAGGGCCAGCAACGCCGTTTTTGTCGATCTGGACTGGACCCCGGCGCTCAACGCGCAGGCCGAAGACCGGATTTACCGCATCGGCCAGGATCGCGGTGTGCTGATCACGCGGCTGGTCGCGGATCACGAGATGGACCGCCGCTTGCTCGAAGTGCTCAGCGAAAAGCAAAACCGGATCGACGCCAGCGTAGACGCCGCGCGGCGCGGCGGCGATGAGTCCCTGGTGAGTGCCGACGAGGCTGAACGCCTGGATAGGTTAGCGGACACACTAGCCAGAAAAATGGCCGGCATGTCCGAGGAGCTGGCCGAAATCCTGGAAGCGCAAGAGGATTACCGTGCCAGAGTGGCACACCTGGACCAACAAGCACGGGATCGCGCCGAGCGCGAGATCCAAGAGCGTTGGCAGCGTGAGATCCGGGAGCGCGCCGAGCGGCGCGGGCTAGACATCGCCGAGGCCGACGATACCGACATGCACTCGCCCGCAACGCCCACGCAGAAATGGGCGGCCGAGGCGCTAATGACGCTCACCGAGCTGGATACCGACCGAGCGCGCGACGAAAACGCCATGGGCTTCAACAAGGCCGATACCAGGGTCGGCCAAGCTCTCGCGATGCGCGCGGCGACCGGCGGCCTTACCGATCTGGAGTGGCGCTTCGCCATTGCGATGCTGCGCAAGTATTGGCGGCAGGTCGGACGCGCGCCCGAGGCGAATCCCCCACAGTCTTCAATAATGCTCAGTGCTCATCCCGAGACAGAACGGGCCTACGAGGATTGGCTGATCCTAGCGGATGGGTCTGACATCGTGTTTCCTCTTGAGAAAGAAGGGTACGGATGGGTTTACCTGGCGCCCGCCGGCGTTCCCGAACTCGAGGTCGAGCACGTTTTAATCACCGACGAGTTTCCCCTAGCCACCATAGTCGTCGCCAAAAAGATGCTGAATCCGCGACTTGTCGGCGAGCACGGGATGCTGATCGTCGGTCCAGACAGCCAGCGCGAATACCGCGTCCGCGCCATCATGGACTTTTACCGAGAGCATCCCGGTCCCATTGTGCTCACGAATCATCAGCGAAACGACTGGGCTGCGCTTGTCCATCCGGCCACTCGAATCGGCGTCGGCTGGCAGGGCAGCATGTTCGACAAAGATGGTCCATTTAGCCACGTCGAATCCGGCACGGCCGAGGGCGCCGTGCGAGAGCTTGTTGGTGAGTGGGGATTCAGGGTGCCTGACCCTGATGCTATGGAGCGCGTGCTAGGCAAGCGAGCGAACCTGTGTTAGTTTGCCCGCGCGTTGTCCTTTCTTTTGGTTGAGGAAGGCTAGCCCCGAAGGGTTTCGGTTCCCCCCCTCGGGGCTTTCTTTTTTATGGGTTGAGCCTCTTGGCGCACTTACCACACACCCACCGTTGATCGTCGGTCGCATATCCGTGTATCCACCAGCCGGATGGGGCCTCAATCCAGTGACGTATCGTCTTGGCCGAACGGGTAGTAGGGCACTCAGAGCAGATCCATTCGGCCATGACCGGGGGCGTTTTCATCATCAACCTCCTTATCGACAAGCCACGCGCGCCCATCGTTTCATTCGGGATCCCAGTACACGGCTCGCCGCAGGCCGACCGACTCACAATGGTTCTCTGACGCCCACCCGCAATCGCAAGCGGCGACTACGACCTCATCTAAACGAAGCTGCCGCCGAACGGCGCACCCGAATCGGTGATCGCCGTAGGTCTTTAGCAGCTCGCGCAGAGTGCAAATCTCGCAACCCACAGCCCAATCGCCGCCGGAGCAGCCGCGACAGTTGCTCATCGCAAAAACAACCACAACACTAAAGCGATTACGCAGATCCCGAAAATGTTGAGCACGAGCGCCAGACGCGCCAGCGGTCCAAGCATGGGTTCAGGTCTCCCGACGCGCTCCGT